GGCCTGCATTTTGATGTGCTTGCCCCCAACGCCCAATGGGCCAGGGATTTGCATGAAAGCGTGAAGCGCGGGGATATCACGCAATGCAGCTTTGGCTTTACCTGCATCCGCGACGATTGGCGTACGGTGGACGGCAAGGACGAGCGCACCCTTTTGGAGGTACGCCTGCACGATGTGTCCATTGTCACTTTCCCGGCCTATACGGCGGCCAGCGTCAGCGCCCGCGATATCTACAGCGCCTACAGGGAAGCCCTTGCTACACAGAAGCGGCCCGGTGTGGCCGCTGTCCTCCGCCGGAAACTTGACCTGAAAGAAAAGGAGTGGAATCATCATGAATGAGCGTATCCGCACTTATATGGAAAAGCGTGCTACCGCCATGACCGCCGCCCGCGCCATCCTTGACAAGGCGCACACCGGGAATCGGGATATGACCCCCGAGGAACTGCAGCAGTATAACGGGTTTGACGCTGAAATCGACCAGCTCACGGCAAGCATTGACCGTGAGGAATACCGCCAGAGCGTGCTGCGCTACCTGATCGCCGGTATCAATGACGGCAACGCTATTATTGACCGCCGCCAGGATGAAACTCGAGCCATCCTGGGCGTATCCCTGACCGGTGTGGGTGCTACCGGCGGCATCCTGGCCCCCGCCACCCTGGAACGCACCCTCTTGGATTTCACCGAGCAGAACAACGTCATGCGCAGCCTGGCATCTGTCCGTTCCTCCAATTCCGACGTGGAGATTCCCTACGCGACGGGCCGGGCGGTGGCGTATCATCTGGATGAAGGCGCAGATTTCACCGCCAGCAAGCCGGACTGGGCGAAGCTCTCCATGGGGGCTTACAAGGCCGGTGCGCTGTCCATCGTTACGAACGAGAGCATGCAGGATATGTTTATTGATTTGGAATCCTGGATTCGGGATGACTTCGGTGTCGCTTTTGCAACGCTGGAGGAAACGGACTTTGTCAGCGGCACCGGCGTGAAGCAGCCCAGGGGCTTTATGCTGGATGCCACCGTTGGCGGCACGGCGGCTTCCGCCACAGCCATCACTTCGGATGAACTGATCGATCTGCAGCATGCTCTCAAACGCAAGTTCAGGAAGAATGCCACCTGGCTCATGAACGATGCCACGGTGAAGCTCATTCGCAAGCTCAAAACCACCGACGGTCAGTATATTTGGCAGCCTGGCCTCAAGGAAGGCCAGCCCGATACGCTGCTTTCCAGGCCTCTTGTCACCAGCGACGAAATGCCGGTGCCCACGGCTGATAACAAGGCCATCGCGTATGGTGATTTCAAGTGGTACAGGATTTTGGATCGCCGGGGCCTTTTCTTCCAGCGCTTGAATGAGCTGTACGCCACCAGCGGCCAGGTGGGCTTCCTTGCGTATCGCCGCTATGACGCAAAGCTCTTGGATGCGAACGCCATCCAGATTCTCAAAATGAAAACCGCCTGATGATGGCGGTTTGGGGGCAGGCTCTGCGTGGGCCTGCCCTATCTTTTTCAGATTTGGGGGTGATGGCATGCCTCTTGTGACCGTGGCAGAGGTGCAAACACTGCTGAATCTGGGGGCGGATGACATGGGTGGGCGATTGCCCGGCCTTACGGATGCCGCCTCCGCCATGGTGGAGGGCCACCTGAACCGCTGGCTGCCCAAACAGCAATACACGCAGGTATGCTCCGGCGGCAGGGAGATCATGCCCCTGAAAGGATACCCGGTGGAAACCGTCAGCGCGGTGACGCTGGAGGATGCTCCTGTCACCGGCTGGCTCCTGGACGGCGCTGTCGGCTTGCTTTTGCGTCCCGGCTACCAGCCCTGGCCTGCGGTGCCCGGCGGCTACCGGGTGACGTACACCGGCGGCCTTGATCCCGTCCCGCAACCTGTCAAGTATGCCTGTGCCATCCTGGTGGCTGTCCTAGCGGATGCTGCCAACAACAAAGGCCAGCAGATCACCTCCGAGCGCCTGTCCGATTATCAGGTAACATACGCCCGCTCCGATGGCGCAGTTGGTCTGGAGGCTCTCTCTGCTGCTGCCGCTGCTCTCCTGGCTCCCTACAGAAACCGGCTCTATTAGGGGAGGTGCCCGCTGTGTCCTTTCGTTCCCTGCTCAACAAGCGGGCTGCCATCCAGCGGATGATGGCGGAAAAGGATGCCCAGGGGGTGGTGAGCGCCAATCCCACATGGCAGACCGTGGGCACCTATCCCTGCTCCACAACGGAGAGTTCCTCCGCTGTCACGCAGGGCACGCCGCAGGCAAAACAATCCATAGTCTATACTCTTTGCTTCATGATTTCTGCTGATATCCGTGCGGGCGACCTGGCTATCATTCCCGGCATCGGGAAGCTGCGCCTGGGCAAGCCCTACGATGTGCGCGGCCACCATTGGCAGGTGTCTGGTGTCTGGGAGGGGGACATGTAATGGCTAGGATCGCTGGACTTTCGAGCCTTGTGGCCGAGCTTGACCGGGCGGCCAGGGCAGCGCCTGCGCGGTACCATGAGCTTCAGCGCAAGGTTGCCACCCGGTATTTCGTGCATCTGGATCAGCATGCGCCACCGGATGAAGAGGGCCGCTTGCGCAAGTCTTTCCACCGCCAGCCCTATGACGGTGATGAAGAATGGGTAGAGCTTTATGACGGTCAGGAAGTTGAAGTAGGTACCAAAGTCTATTATGCTCCCATGGTCNNNNATCATCACGGCCCTGCGTACGAAGTTTTCTTTGGCTCAGGTGCCGACCGTCTATCTGGCCGAGGTGCCCGCTGATTTTGAGCGGCCCTCTTTTTATTTGGAGCGCATGCTGCCCTTCCGTGGTGAAGACATTGCCACCCATATGCGCCGGTATCCGCTCTCCTGGCAGATCGTCTATTTCCCTGCTTTGGATGATGCCGGAAACGAGGATATGGCGAATCTGCAATCTGCGGCCATGCCCCTGGAAGAACTGTTTGGCCAGCAAAAAACGCTGATCCTGACCGGCCTACCGGGCGGGGATGCAATGGCGCAGATCGATGGTTTTTCCTGGGAGGAGCGCGACGGGGTGGGATACGGCTCGCTGCAATTTTCCGTGTTCCTGATGCGGGAGGACGCAGATGCCGACCTGCTCCAAAGCCTGGAGCTGTCTGTGGCCTCAACAAACGAAAGGTGATGATTTTATGCCCTTTGGATTGCCGCAGGTTACTTTGACCTTTACGGCTGCCGCGCAGGCGGTTGGCAATACGAATGCCGCCGGGCGGCTGGCGATGGTGATCCGCGACGCCGCTGTCGATGAAAAGGCGGCGCTAAACTTCACAAACGAGACGGAGGCCCTGGCCGCGCTGGACTGGTCTGCCGCTTCCCAGGCGGCCATCCGGCAGGCGTTCCTGGGCCATCCCGCCCGGCTGACCCTTGTGGCGCTGCCTGCGGCGGGCACCCTGGGCGATGGTTATGCCATCCTGGAAACCCTTCGCTATGATGTCTGCACGGTTGCCGGGCTTGCGGAGGGCGAAGCTGCCGCATTCATTTCCTGGGCTAAGGAAGCCTATGACAACAAAGGCAAGCGTGCACTGTTTGTCACGGCCAGCTCTACCGCACCCGATCATAAGGCTATTGTCCATTTCGCCACCGACAACATCGTGGTGGGCGAGACGGTCTATTCCGCCTATGAATACCTGCCCCGCATCGCCGGTGCCCTGGCCGGTTTGCAGTTGTGGGAATCCGCCACCTATTTTACGCTGCCGGAGGTGGACGATTGCCCGCATCTGACCCGCGCCCAGGCCAACGCGGACATCGCCGCCGGGAAGCTGATCCTGTATCACGACGGTGAAAAGGTCAAAATTGCCCGTGGCGTGACCAGCCTCACCACGCTGCCCCAGGGCCAATCCACCGATTTTCAGAAGGCAAAAGTGATGCGCATCCTTAACCAGATCGAGGCCGATATCGTGCCCACCGTTGAGGACAACTACATCGGGCGCGTGCCCAACAGCTTTGTGCAAAAGTGCCTTCTGATCGCGGCCATCAATGAATACCTGAAAAGCCTGGAGCGGCTGAACGTGCTGCTGCCCGGCATCAATGCTGTGGATATCGACCTTAACAAGCAGCGGGTTTTCCTGAAAACGAAGCTGCCCGAGGCCACGGTGGATGCCATGGACGATGATGCCGTGCGGGAGGCATACACCGATGACAAGCTGTTCCTCCTGGGCGCTGTCCGGCCTGTGGATAGCCTGGAGGATGTTGTGATCGGCTTCACGCTGTAAGGAGAAGGGGGAAAAACGGTATGAGCAATGGCGCGAACTGGAAGCCCAGCAATGTGATGTCCGGCACCCATGGGAAGGTGTGGTGGGATGGCGAGCTGGTTTTTGAGGCAAAGGGCTTTGAAGCCTCCCTGGAATTGCAGATGGAGGCTGTGAAACAGGCCGGGCAGTTGGCCGACGGGCAGAAGTTGCTAGGCTATAACGGCACTGGCACCCTGCGTGTCCATAAGGTTTTCAGCCGGGCGATCCGCAAGCTCTCTGCCTCCCTCAAGGCGGGGATCAATCCGGAATTCACGATGGTTTCCGAACTGAACGACCCCGGCGCTTTCGGGGCGGAGCGTGTGCTGCTGAAAGGCGTTCAGCTTACAACGCTGCCCTTGGCGAATTGGGAACTGGGCGGTCTGGGGGAAGAGGAGCTTCCCTTTACGTTTACGGATTGGGAGCCTGCTTCCATGGTCAAGCATGAATAAGGAGGATATATGAGATGGCGAAAAACACACTTGCGGTGCTACTGGGCGCTGACCGTGGCAAACTGAAGCTGATGCCCACCAGGCAGGTGGAAATCACCCGGCTCTCCGATGTTGTTGGGGAGCCGGTTATTTTTACGATCCGGGCGCTCACCGGCGAGGAATTCCAGGAGGCACAGGAAGCCGCCATGAGCATTTCTAAACGCGGCGAGGTGGAAGACTTGGACAGCCGCATGCTGCAAATCATGTGCGTGCTGAACGGGGTGCAAGATCCGAACCTGCGCGACAAAGACTTGCTGGCGGCCTATGATGCTGCCACACCCGAACAGCTCATGAACGGCGCATTGATGCTGCCTGGGGAGCTGTCCCAGCTTTTCAACGCGATCCAGGAGCTGTCCGGCTTTGGGGAAGGCGCGGTATCTGAAGTAAAAAACTAATCAAGACGGATGGCCTGACGGAAATGCTGTATTACTATTGGACACAGCATGGCATCAGGCCGTCCGTCATTTTCAATATGCCCATGGGAGAATTGCAGGTGGTCCGGGCTTTTTATGAGCATGAGAGAGCGATAATCGCTTCCACCCTGATGAATAACACGAAGGTGTTTCCTGTGGTTGATATTCTTAAAGCATGTTGTTGATGGCATTTGCAGATGTAAACAAGAACAGATTGGTGAAGGCGAACCTTCACCAATCTGCACTCATTGTGGACCGTCGCACTTGATCAAGCAATCGCTTTTGTGAGGTGGCGTCTCCAGTTATCCGTATGAAACAAGCGACGTTCGTGTATTCCGCCACAAAGGATTTCCATTTTTGTGAGCCTCGAGGCTGTTTCCCAATCGCCACGGAAGATGTACGTAGCATTGTCATAGCGATTGGATTCAAAAACATACAACTCTTGGTTTGTAAAGCCATATACGATATAGCCCCAGAAGCCTTCGGTCCCCATCGCACTGAAGTCAGGCCCCATATCATGAATCGTTTTGTGGCGTTGACTTATCACCATTCTCTGATTGTGTGGTACTTGTTCCATAATCGGTTCAATCAACGCTGCGGTTTCTTGCCATGACCGATGGCCTGGTGGAAGAATGGTCCAGGGCACTTGGCGTGTACGAAGAACAGGTAACGGACTCTCTCTTTTTTCAGTTACCACCTCGCACTCACCAAAGATCTCAAGAAACATGTTCATGATCAATGTGTTTTTCTCGGAGTGCTCTGGTACATTTTCAAGTAATGGTGACTCTATGCGACCATCTGTTACAATCAACTCATAACAGGTGGGGGGTATTCTTGTACGCTGAAAGCACATTCTCTGTTGGTAGCAGGTACCATAATGATCGTCTCCGTGCCAATCAACAATATGGTACTCATGCTCAATCCATCGGGGTTCCTTGGGAAGATCACGGTGAATCTTCCATGACCCTTCAGCGTTATTGGTCGTTGCCCTCTTATAAGGCCTGGGTACAACTGAGGATGGGTTCAGCAGTCCGTACTTTTGTAGCGCATTCTCGTCATCCCTTGTTGTTTTCTTGATGATGTAGAACCGCTCACCTTGACGGATTTCCCACAGATGACTCTCAATGGATCGAATGCGTTGCTGTCTAACCATTCTTAGCCCTCCTTTATACCCTTGGCAGAGAAAGGAGGTTGTCACGTTTGTACTCGTTTGGCGTAGACTTAACGTATTTCTCCCCATATATGCTAAGCTCGGGTATCACGTCAGGGTAGGGGGAAACATTGACTTTGATCGTTCCGGGATTCGCTTTTAGGTGGTCATATAGGACACCTTTAGAGAACAAACCCGGATTATTGCATCCTTCCACATAGACCGACTCGATCTCCGTAAGGTTCTGGCTATTCTCGCAGCCCTGCTGCATGTGGATTTTCGTTGCATACATCATACGTGTACGCTCCTCTCTGTTTTGCAAAATTTTTAGGTTGCATATTCAGAAAGAAAAGCCTGATTTGACGGTATCTTCTGCCGATGAAATCGGTCTAAGATATTGCAAACCAAGCCCATGTATGATACAATGCACCAGTGTTCGGTGCGAGTTCATTGCATCATACGATGGGTGGCTCGCCAATCCAGGCAGCAGCGTTATTCATGACTGATCCTCATGATTAGCGCTGTTTTTTATTCCTGAACTGTGCCTGAGTTCTTTAAGTGGTCAACATCCACATGAATTAGCAACATGCCCGATTCAGCATCACGTTCGGGTATAAATTGTTGCGCTTTTGTGAGGAAGTCTATGCCACTTCGTTGTGCCAGGTACTTAACGAAATCTTTCATACTTATCCTAACCCATTCGTCTTTCACGCGGGACTCAAACTTATATTCGGGAGTGTCGCTGCCTTCACGATGGGGACGAACGCCGATGACATTTCTTTCTGAATCATAGCCTATGTCAATGGATTCAGGCTTGCCTAATATCAGCCGACTCCCCAAATTAAAAGCAATTCCAGTTGAGCTTAGCGTAACGATGGGGGTGCCGTTTTTTGCGAAGGAAAAATCAAAGTTAAAGTTCATGTTTTAACCTCCTTTCTGGATATTCCTGGACACTCCCAGCCATAGTGTAACATGTGAATATATCCATGTCAAGAGGAATCGCAAAGATATTTCTGACGAATTGCATCAAGACGAAAACGGATTTCGTTGACGCATAAGTGATGAAGTGTCCGAGAGAACTCGTCATGAACATAAGTTCATAATTAATGAGATGATGCAAACGAGCACATTGAATTCTGCAAGCAAATCTAACGTTTCATTCAACAAGGGAACAACGCTATAGCTGCAATACTGGCAGCTAATAATCTGAAGAACTGGCGAGGTGAATCGACGTGGCTCGCACAGTAACTACTGTCCTTTCTCTACGCGACAACTACACGGCGGTCATTAAGAAGGCTCAGCGCTACACAAGCGCCTTCCAAAAAGACGTCAAAAAGATGACCGAACGTTTGGAAAAGGCCAGCAAAAAAAAGCGTGATATCCGGGTGAAAAGCAGCGCAGCCATGAAGGCCATCATGGCAGTGGAGAAGAAGCTGGCCCCCTTGAGGAACGTCATGATCAAGGTTGCGGCCCACACGGCCCGCTTCCAGAATGTCATGAAACCGGTTGATAAGGCTGCCAGCAAAATCCTGAACAAGACCTGGACGGTGGCGCTGAAGCTCAAAGATGGCGTGACCGCTGGTTTGAAAAAGACCACATCCGCCCTGCAGAAGGCCGCGAAGATCGTACTCATGGGCGGTTCCGCCGCTTTGGCAGGCGCGGGGTATGCGGTAAACAAGGGCATGGAATTGGAGAGCTATGAAATCTCCATGCAGCACTTCGTGGGTGTCAATAACCCCGGCGCTGACAAAGGTGCTGTCCAGAAGCAAACCCATGAATACCTGGGCTGGCTGCGGGCGAACGCCAACGCCACGCCTTTTGGAACCGGTGAGGTGATCCAGGCTGGTTCCCGCGCTGTGCAGGTGGCCGAGGGCAACACCAAGGCCGCCCAGGGTCTTGTCCGTATGGCGGAGGATATGGCTGCGCTGACAC